GGTCGTGTTTTAGGTAAAATTTCATCTGATATTTTTGGGGTTGTATCTGGGGTATTTGATTTCTTTATAGGTAACATAAGAAAAGCTTTTAACAAAGTTGCAGAGATGGTAAATGCAATGATGAATGCGTTAAAAGATACTTTGGAAGATTTTAAAAAAATACCTGGACTAGGAAATATAATCGAAAACTTTCAAAATTTTGACTTCAGAATAAAGCTCAGTGAGGGTAATCAAGAAGGAATAAAAAAAGCAATACAACCTGCTATTGATTATAAAAACGAACTAAAAAAACTTTTTGAAGGCACAGAAAATATGACAATAGAGGAGGTGTTTGGTACTCCTAAATTTGATGAGTTTGTTGAAAATGCACAAAGAGCGAAAGAAGCTACTGGCGAACTTAAGAAAGAACTAGACGATACATTTGGAACTAAGGTTGCAGCAGGTATGCAATCTTATATTGCCTCTATAAAAGACGTTACAAAACAAATACAAGATACTGTTGTAAATGCATTTAAAAATATGGAAGATGCACTTGTTAATTTTGTAATGACAGGAAAATTAAACTTTAGTGATTTTGCTAGATCACTCATAGCAGATATGACAAGAATAATAATTAGACAAAAAATAATGACACCATTACTTAAAGGGATAAGTGGTATTTTTAATCTTGGGTTGTCATTTAGTGCAATGGGTAATGCATTTGCCAAAGAAGGTTTAATGAAATATGCAAAAGGTGGTGTAGTATCAGAACCAACATTTTTTCGTTACGGAGCAGCAGGTAATTTAGGTCTGATGGGCGAGGCTGGTTCTCCAGAAGCAATCCTACCTTTAAAACGTGGTCGTTCTGGTAACTTAGGTGTTGAGTCAAATGGTGGTGGATCTACTAATATAGTTGTAAATGTAGATGCATCTGGGTCTGCTGTACAAGGTGATGACAATCAAGGTAATCAACTTGGTAGAGTTTTAGCAGGTGCTATACAAAATGAATTAATAGTACAAAAAAGACCAGGTGGTTTATTACATCAAGGATTTTAATTATGGCTACATTTCCATCAATTAACCCATCATTTGGATTTACAAAAGAAAATGATCCTAATGTAAGAGTTATCAAACTAGGTGATGGATATCAACATCGTGTAATTCTAGGATTGCCAGATAATCAAAATGGTAAAAAATTTAATTTTAAATTTGAAAATATAGATGAGGCTGATAGCGATACAATTGAAACATTTTTAGATGCAAGAATAACAGATTTAGCTAGTTTTGATTTTCAAGCACCTACAGAATCTGCTAGTAAAAAATATATATGTCTTAGTTGGCGTAAACAGGTAAATTATGCAGGTAAAGCTACAATTTCTGCAAAATTTGAAGAAGTATTTGAACCATAAATGGCAATACCTGTATCTGAATTACAAAAAATTAATCCTAGTTCTTTAATAGAACTTTTTACTGTAACACTAGATTCTAGTTTACACGGTGCTACTACTGTATATAGATTTCATGATGGATCAAATATGAATAGTAGTGGTGAACTTGTATGGGATGGTAATTCATATCAAAGATTTCCTGTAAAAGCAGAAGGTTTTGAATTTACAGGCAAAGGACAAATACCAAGACCTAAATTTACTGTAAGTAATGCTTTAGGAACTATCACAGCTTTAATGGCATTAGTAAATCAAACAACATCAGGTAATGATTTGACAGGTGCAAAATTCACAAGAATTAGAACATTAGCAAGATATATTGATGCAGTAAATTTTACAGGCGGTACAAATCCGTTTGGTACTCCAGATACTTCTAGCAAGTTACCTGACGAAATATATTTTATAGATCGCAAACTTACAGAAAATAGAGATTTTGTTGAATTTGAATTAGTGTCAGAATTAGATTTACTTAATTTAAGATTACCAAGAAGACAAGTTACAAGAGATTTGTTTCCAGGCGTTGGATCTTTTGTTAATGGATAATTATGACTTGGAAAGATAAAGCACTAGAACACGCAAAACAAGAACAACCAAAAGAATCTTGTGGTTTACTTGTTATTAATAAAGGTAAGGAATATTATGTTCCTTGTAAAAATTTAGCATTGCATCTTGACGCACAATTTATGATAGATCCTAATGATTGGATGAAAGCAGAAGATCAATATGGAACAATAGTTGGCATAGTGCATAGTCACCCTTTAAGTCCACCACAACCAAGCCCAGCAGATTTAGCTTGTTGTGAAAAATATAATATAAAATGGCATATTGTATCTCTAATTAATAATGCTTGGTATTCTTTTAAGCCAAGTGGTTATAAACCGCCTTTAATTGGCCGTCAATGGGTATGGGGTGTACAAGATTGTTGGACTCTTGTAAGAGATTTTTATAAACAAAAAAATATTAATATAAAAGACTTTGAAAGACCTAAGTATCCACAAGATTTTCAAGACAATCCAATTTTTGATAGTTCTTGGCAAGAATGCGGTTTTAGAGAACTTGATGATAATGAGGACTTGCAACCTAATGATGCTTTGTTATTAAGAATAAGAAGCACAGGATTAAATCATGTTGCAATTTATGTGGGCGAACAAAAATTATTGCATCATTTAAGTTTTCGTTTGTCTTCACATGATACATATGATGGAAATCTTGTAAAATGTACAGGAAGGAGGTTACGTTATGTTTCGTAAAATAAAAGTATATGGTGAACTTGCTGATTTTTTGGGATGGAAAGAACAGGAGGCAGTTGTGAATAATATTCCTGATGTTATGAAATTTATACTATGTAATCATCCAGAAGTGGAAAGTTATATGAAAAATAAATATTATAAGGTAAATATAGGACAATACGACATCACAGAACAACAACTTGCAGATCCTATTGGACAGACAGTAACTATAACACCTGTAATACAAGGTGCTGATCCAGTAACAGCTATTGTTGTAGGAGGTGCGTTATCTGGTGCAGCAGCAGTAGGTGTAATTGGTACTGGTGTAATAGTAGGAAGCTTAACATATGCAAGTTTAGCTACTACTGTCGGTGTTGGTCTTATGCTAAGTGGTGCTAGTCAATTATTAACACCTACGCCAACAATACCTAATGTACCAAGTCAGGTAAATGATTTAGATGCTAACGCAAACTATAGCTTTAGTGGCATAAAAAATGTATCAAAAGCGGGTGTTTCATTACCTTTAATATATGGGGAAATGTTTGTTGGGTCTATTACAGTATCAAATGGTGTAGATACTGTACAAGTTCAAGGTGAAGCATGAGTAACATTACAAATGCATTTGAAGATTCTGGTACACCCATAACTGATGCGACTTTACCTGATGGTGTATTAGGAAGTAAACAATTTTCTACTATAATTGATGTTTTATCTGAAGGTGAAATAGAAGGTTTTCCTTCTGCATCAGGTTTAACACAAGGCACTACTGCATATAATAATGCTGCATTAAAAGATGTATTTATGAATGGTACGCAAGTATTACAACAAAATGCAAGTAATACAAGTCCTAATGATTCTGATTTCAATTTTCAAAATGTTACTTTTACCCCTAGGTTTGGTACATCAAGTCAAACATATATCCCAGGAATATCTGCAATAGAAACAGAAAATCCAGTAGGCACAAATATAACAGCATCTTCTCCAGTAACACAAACTATAACTAATACTTTGGTAAATGCAATTAGGATAACAATAGGTTTTCCGTCAATACAAAAATTTCAAGATGATGGTGATATTGTTGGAACATCAGTTTCTCTTACTATGAAAGTAATTGAAAATGATGGCACTACCACTACTGCATTAACAGATACAATTACTGGTAGATCTAAAGATCCATATTTTAGAGACTATAAAATAGAATTTGCATCTACAATATCTTTTCCTGTACAAGTTAGAGTTGAAAGAAATACAGCAGATAGCACTGAATCTACATTAGTTGATTTATTTCAATGGGTTAGTTTTACAGAAATTATTAACGAGCAAAGAGCATATGCAAATGTTGCTCATGTAGGTATACGGTTTGATGCAGAACAGTTTCCGCAAATACCTACAAGGATGTACAAAATAAGAGGTATAAAAGTAAAAATACCGCATAATAGTACAGTCCGAGCAGATGGTTCTATAAGTTATAGTGGTACATTCAATGGTACTTTTAAAAGTAATAAAGAATGGACATCTGATCCAGCATGGATTTTATATGATTTGTTAACTAATACTAGATATGGTGCTTCTCTTAGTGAAACAACTATTGATCAATATGCTTTTTATTCTGCATCAGTTTATAACTCTACCGAAATTGATGATGGTGATGGAGGTACAGAACCTAGATTTAGTTGTAATGTAAATATTAATAATGGTAATGAGGCATTTACGTTAATAAATGATTTATGTGCAGTGATGCGTGTAATGCCTTTTTATTCTGCTGGTTCTATAACAATATCTCAAGATAGACCTGCTGATCCTGTTTATCAGTTTACCCTTGCTAATGTTCTTGATGGTGGTTTTACATACGCAGGTACATCGTTAAAAACAAGGCATACAATAGTTAATGTTGGATATTTTGACATGGATACACAAACAATAGATTATGAGACAGTAGAGGATACAACAGCATCAACAAAGTATGGAAGTGTAGTAAAAAATATAAAAAGTTTTGCTTGTACATCTAGAGGACAGGCTGCAAGGATGGGGCGTTGGTTTTTATACAATGAACAACAATCTAGTGAAACCTGTACATTTACAACAACATTAGAGGCAGGTGTACTAGTAAGACCTGGTCAAATTATCCAAATAGCAGATCCTGTTAGAGCAGGTGTAAGGCGTGGCGGTAAAATTAATACTGCAACAACAACATCAATAACAGTTGACAATATATCTGACTTGCCTACAACACCATCATCAGGTGATACGATTTCTGCAATATTATCAGATGGCACATTAGAAACTGGTGTAGTTTCTGATATTACTAATTCTGTTTTCACTGTTAATAGTGTTACAAGGGCAGATGGTACTACGAATACATCATTTACTTCTGCACCACAAACTAATAGTGTTTGGGTATATCAAAGCACCGCTTTACAAACAACGACATGGAGAGTAGTAAATGTTGTAGAAAATGATGGATTAAATTATACGGTTACAGCCTTAACACACAATAGCGGTAAGTATAATTTTGTTGAAGATGGTTCAGCATTACCTACAAGAACAGTAACTACACTAACTGATTTAAAACCTTCACCATCCAACTTAACCTCACAAGAACAAATTGTTGTACTTAATAATCGTGCTGTTTCTAAGTTGATTGTATCTTGGACACCAGTTAAAGGTGTAAGTCAATATAGAGTTCAACATCGTTTTAATAATGGTAACTTTGTAACACAAACAGTAAGTAGACCTGATATAGAAATATTTGAAACAGATATTGGAACTTTTGAATTTAGAATATTTAGTTTTAATGCATTAGGTAAACCATCTACTACACCTTCGACAGTAACTGCAAATACAGTAGGTAAAACAGCACTACCAACAGATGTACAAAATTTAACAATAGAACCTTATACTGATGATTTTGTAAAACTAAGATTTGATAAAGCAACAGATGTTGACGTGGTTCATGGGGGAAACGTAGTAGTTAGGCATAGCAATCTCACAGATGGAACTGGTACTTTTACAAACTCTGTTGACCTTATAGCTGCTTTATCTGGAAATATATCTGAAACTCTGATCCCAGCAATAGCGGGAGAGGTAATTCTGAAATTCCGTGATGATGGGGGAAGGCTTAGTTCTGGAGAAACTTCTGTCATAGTATCTCCACCAGATACACAACCAAAATTAACAGCTTTTACTGATAGAGAAGATACTGACGCAACTCCGTTTGGAGGAACAAAAACAAATACATTTTTTAGTTCAACTCTTGGAGGTCTTACTTTAGATTCAACAACAAAGATTGATGAAATTACCGCTTTAATTGATACTATATCTCAAATAGATTTTTTAGGTGATGTTGCAACCTCTGGAACTTATGAATTTGCTTCTCCTTTGGATTTAGGTTCAACAATGGACACAAAATTGACAAGGCATTTTGTAACAGAGTCTTTCTTACCAAATTCTTTAATAGATCAAAGAACCGCTTTTATTGATACTTGGGATGATATAGATGCTTTGACAGCTTTCAGCACAAACGCTTCCTTATTAGTGGCAACGACAACACAAGATCCAGCTTTTGCTACATCTGGAACATATACAATTAATAATGGATCTGGAAGTGCTGGCACAATAATAACAATAACTAAATCTTCTCATGGTTATTCTGTAGGAAGTTTTGTTGTTGTTAATTTTACTTCTGGAACTGGCGTTGATGGTAATTATGAAATAATTTCAAAAACAACTAATACTTTTATACTTACTTCAGCAACATCTATTAGTACAAGCGGTAACTGTGCTTATGGAGCAGAATTTAGTACCTTTAATGTTTTCACAAATGGTATTTTAAGAGGTAGGGGATTTAAATTTAAGGTAAATTTATCAACTGTTGATCCAGCACAGACAATTATTTTAAAAGAACTAGGGTACACTGCAACTCTTAATAGAAGAGTAGAAACAGTAAATGCTGTTATTGCTTCTGGGACTTCAACAAAGGCAGTTGTTTTTCAAGATAAGTTCTTCACAGGCTTTAGTGGAACTAGCGTAGGTGCTAATTCAGCATTACCAACAATAGGAATTGTAATAGAAAACGCACAATCAGGTGATTTCTTTTCTCTGTCATCTATAAGTTCGACTGGATTTTCTATTGATATAAAAAATGGATCTAGTTTTGTTGATAGGAATTTTAAATATACTGCTGTTGGTTTTGGTCGAGGCTCTTAAATTATGATAACCTTAAAGAAAAATAGTTAGAAAATGGCAACAGCAGACTATATTCTTGATAATGCCACAGGGGCGAATTTTCGTTCAGACCTTAATAGTACCCTTGCTGCGATTGTAAGTAATAATTCCTCATCAACTGAACCCAGCACAAAATATGCCTATCAATGGTGGGCAGACACTAACGAAGGTGTACTAAAAATAAGAAATAGTGCGAATGATGGGTGGGTTACTTTATTACAACTTGACGGAACTTTAACTTTAGAAGATGGCTCAAACACCGCACCAGCACTAGGATTTCGTGACGATTTAAACACAGGAATTTTTTCAAGTGCGGCTGATACTTTAGACGTTACCTGTGGAGGAACAACAAGGGGTAGTTTTAGTTCTTCTGGATTAGCTGTTACAGGAAATGTTACCGCAACAACCTTTGTTGGGAATATTGATGCGGTTGACGGAGACTTTGACGGAACTCTTGAAGCTGATGCGATCACTGTAGCTGGGACAGCGTTGGCAACTGTTATTGCTGGGACGACAGTTACAACGGCCACTAATGCAAGCCATGTTTCTGTTGCTGATAATGAATCGACTAATGAAAACAATTTAATTCCATTTATTGAAGATGCTTCTGCTACAGGTAATGTAGGACTTGAATCAGATGGCGATTTACATTACAACCCCTCAACAGGAACAGTTACAGCAACAAAATTTGTTGGGGATGGTTCTGGTTTAACGAACCTTAGTTCTAGTGGGACAACAATTAATGGTAATACAAATAACCAAGTTATAACTGCTACTGGAACGGCAAATACTGTACAAGGTGAGTCAAATTTAATTTTTGACGGATCAAATTTAGGTATTCGTACAACTCCCTCACACTCATTCCATTTAAGTGAAAATGGTTCATCAACCACAATGAGGATTGAAAATGCTAATGCTGATTTTTTAATTCAAGCTGGGGACGCTGGTGATGATGGTTTACATATCTATGACATGGATAACAGTGCTTATCGTGTAATGGTTGATAATTCTGGAAATGTTGGAATCGGAATAACAACAAGTTTAGCAGCAAAGTTACACGTTAATGGAAGCATTACATCTAGCAGTATTCTTCTAGGTGGTACTGGTTCTGCGAATGAATTAAGCGATTATGAAGAAGGAACTTGGACGGCTACAATAAACGTAGGAACATTTACTGGTTTTACTACTTTAAGATATACAAAAATTGGTAACTTTGTAAAATTAAATGGTGGTTTAATTTTTAATAATACAAGCAGTAGTACCGAAGTTCAAATATCAGGACTTCCATTTGCAGGAAATGGAGATCAATTTACTGGAACGGTTTGGTTAAGAAGAACATCAACAGGCAACAAACCTTATGTTGCTACTATTGGACAATCTGGTGCTAGTATTATTTCATATCAACATTTTTCTAACGGTAATGATATGGGAGGATTTTTGGCATATAGTGATTTTCAAAATTCATCTACTTATAATAATTTTTCAATAAGTTACTTTACAAACTCATAGACCGAGCTAAGTCTATAAACTAAGCCTAAACCTGTTTTAATCGGAGATTAATCCTAATGGCACTTACAGAATCAATTGAATACGACAAAATTGAGGTCGTTACTGCTCTTAAATATATTCAAATAAGAAAAGCGACTGTCATCAAAAAAGATGGTATTGAACTAACAAGATCATTTGACAGACATACACTTGAATGTGGAACTTTAGATGCTTCTAATAATTTAGTTGATACTGATATTTCAGCAGAACCAGCAGAAGTGCAAGCTATTTGTAACGCTGCTTGGACAGATGATGTAAAACTTGCACAAAAAAATTTTTTAATTGCACAAAAAGCTTCTTTAGGATAGATATTTAAATTTAAAAAAAATCACAAAAAAAATTATGAACCATAAAGAAAAACTTGAAAAACTAGGACTTGAAAAACAAAAGTTAATAGCTGCACTCAACGAGATTGAAGGGGCGATGAAGTATGCGATTCAGTGTTTGCAGTCTGAAGCGACATCCGAACAATCCCTGCCATCAGATATAAAGGCATCAAAGCAACCAAAAGAAACAGAGTTGTCAAAGTCAAAGGCATAACCAACATTCTTAAAATTTCTTTTATCATGTTCAATAAGATCGCTAACACATTGAGTATAGCTTCATTTATTCTTGTAGTCACTAGCTTGGG